GCGTTATGTTGTTCTGTGTGTTTATAACCAGATGCGCCTTCGCCTCCATCTGTTGCGTTTACAAGTTCAATTCCACGTTTTCGATAAACATCAATAGCTTCTATTTCAGCAAGAAATGCAAGTTGTTCATTTAAATTTTTAGCAATATATTCAGCAACAAAACCATGTTTTTTTACAACTCTATGCCAATATTGATTTCTGCCTTTTACATGGTTTAATCGTGTGCCTTTTCCTTTACCAACGTAAAAAATTTCATTGGTATCGGATTTGCGATGCTGATAAATATAATGCTGCATTAGCGAAAAAACCCTCCAGACAAAATCCACCCTGCATCACGCTGTCTAGATGCCAACATTGCATCTTGGAAACGAGCTGATTGAACTGGGCGCATATTAGTGCGTTTAATAGTTGCTTTAGCTTGTGAAGCATATCCATTTATCATTTGAGCTTGCAATGGATTAGCTTTACCGTACATAGGCATTAAGCGTTCAGCTAAACACCAACGCAGAGCCATGTTATAACCTTGTGGCAACGGAATGGTATCTGTTAGTGTAATAAAGTTAGTAAACACGGTGTCTGCAAACATGTGCATTTCACCTTGAGCTGGATTAGGCCATACATAGATGTTTCCTAATGATTCAGAAGGCTGGTAATACAACGCTTTAGGCCAAGGGCCATTTAACGTCTTTAAACCAATCATTTCGTAATCTTCTACGTTCAGAATGGATACTGGATAGTCCAATCCACCGTTTACGATTGGCACACCGTTGGAATTGGTGTTAATGCGAACAAATGAAGAATAGATTGATAACGGGCGCTGATAATACATAGTAATAGTAGTAGAAGCGACAGTTTGATAATTATTGAGTTTATAGGTTCCGACTTCATTAACATTGTTTCCTGCTCCTGTTAAAAAGGCAGTAATAGTGGTTCCAGGGGTAATTCCTGTGCCACTTAGGGTTTGCCCTAATACAATAGCGCCTGAGTTAATACCAGTTACAGTAAGAATATTGCCGTTAATTGAGCCTGTAATACTAGCTTTGATGTTTCCGCCAGGGCCAATTGTGTATTGTGTTTGTCCTGCTACGATAGGAAAGACAATTTCTGATTTGTAATAAACCATCATATCTTCGTTAGACCATTGATCTAACATATCGTTTAACATCTCAAACGCATCTTGAGCTGCCTCTGGAGTAGGGGTTTCCCCTGCCTCCAATGCACCGATGTCTTTTAAGGCTCTACTTATAATATCTAATGGTGTTGCCATGTTTTACCTAAATAGTTGGTTTAAAGACGGGTGGGTTCCAAGGCAAATAAGACTTATTGCTTGATTTTAGGCTTGCAATTTGCTTATCTAACCCTGATTTTATCATGCTTACGCCATCTTGAATAGACTCTTTTTCTATCCATTGGGCAATATCTTGCTCTTGCACTTGGTCAAAAGGCTTTTTAACGATCTTGTCTGAGAACCACCAATTACCTTCAGTTTCTACAATCTGATCTTTATAAGAAAGTTCTACTTTATATTTGGCATGAGTAATCAAATCACCATTAGCACTAATATCAAGTATTTTCCAAGTAAATTTCATATTTTTACCAAGGCAAAGGATTGGTTACAATTTGTGGTTTTGCTAAATTTGCAAGATATTCATCTAATTCTTGTTGAACATTGTCAACTCCAGCAGTACCTAATGCATCTTTTACCCATCCCAAAACTTGATTAGAAGTTAAATCTGCATAAGGAGTAAATGATGTTTTATCAGATGATAAAGAAATTGGCTGAGTACCCATTATTCTTGCGTAATAAATGCCATCAGTTGCTTCTACTGTATATCCAACAGTAAAAACAACATTTTGTTCGCCATTAATTTCTGGATAGCATTGCATTGAGCTAACTGTCCAAGTATAAGTATTTGCCACATTAACCTCCTAAATTTGTTGTTGTAATGCTATAAGTACCAGTATTGTTGTTATTTGCAATAGCAAGAACCAAATTTGAACCACTTGTTGAATAACTTCTTGTAGATGGACTTCCGTAACTTGCAGAACCTAAAACGCTTGTTGTTCCTGAAGAATTCCATACAACAACGTCTTGAAAGTTATTAAAAGCAATACCACCACTAACAATACTTACTCCACCACCAAGACTTGCAGATACTGTTCCTGAGCTTCCACTCGCAATACTTCCAACAGCAGATCCAGTAAAAGATGATCCTGAAGTGCCTGTATAGCCAATTCTTCCGCCATTGACTTGCATTGCATAACCAGTAGCTACAGTTGCTTGTGTAGTTGCATTTCCAGCAATAGCTAAACCTGATCCATAAATTCTTGCTAAGACATTGCTTGAACTATCAGTAATTTTAAAATAAGAACCATTAGTTGCATTTACGCCAGCAGTAGCATTAATTAAAATTAAAGAACTAGAAAAGTCATTAATTGAATTAGTTACTACAAGGCCATTTCCTGTAGGATCAGTATTTCTTATGATGGTAACAGGATTTGTGCTACTGCCACCACCAGTTGCTGTTAATGTAGTTCCATCAAAAGTTAAGGCAGAAGATTGTCCTATTGCACTTGTACTTGAAGTGTAAAGAACACGATTTGCAGTAAATGAGCTTAATCCTGTTCCACCATTTGTTGTTGGTAAAGTTCCGCTTACATGAGTTGTAAGGCCAATCTTTCCATAAGAAGGCGCAACTCCAACACCGCCTGAAATCAACGCATTTCCAGTAGCTACATCAGCCAATTTCGCCAAAGTAATAGTGGTATCAGCATAAATCAGATCACCAACTGCAAAAGAAGTTAAGCCTGTACCGCCAGCAGTTGCTGGTCTTATTTTCCAACCAATAACCTGAACGGCATTGGAAGAATCTTTATAGAAAAGTTTACCATCAGCAATATTGATCGCTAATTCAGATCCAGTAGCGTTATTTAATAAATTTCCAGCCGTAGGCGCATTAGTAGCCGTAGAGCTTGAATATATTAGTAAGGGGGTAAATCCTGTTTGCGCCATCTAGAAAGCTCCTCCACCCATACCGCCAGTAGAAGTCAGAACTCCTGTCGATGGGTTAAATTGAAGTTTAGTGGAAGAAGTTTTAACAGGCAAATTTCCTGTAGAACTACTTACGATTGTTGGATAAAAAGTTGCTGCTGTAGAAGTGTCATCAGTAATAGCTACGTTATTGGCATTTGTGGCAGTTGTAGCCGTTGTTGCACTTGCAGCAGAACCACTAATATTGACCGCCAAAGAAGTAATGGATCCACTTGCAGCGTTCAAAACTACAGCAGTAGTACCAATGTATAGCGTTGAATTGCCTAAAACTCCACTAGGAATAGTACCTGATAGCTGTCCTGCTGGCAAAGAAGTTAAGTTTGCGCCTGATCCGCTAAATCCTGTGGCTGTAAGAAGGCCAGTAGAAGGATTGAACTGGTATTTAGTAGAGCTTGTATATTCTGTTGTAAGGTTTCCAGTTGTTTGATTAGCGAACAAAGGATAACGAGTAGCATTTGTAGTGGTGTCATCGGTAACAGTCGCATAGGAAGTTGGAGTAGTCCAAGTTGGAGCCCCTGCGCCTTGAGAAGTTAAAACTTGCCCTGTTGTACCTATTGCGCTAAAAGCATAAGCAGTACCAGAACCATATGCAATACCGCCAGCCGTAGGAGTTGCTGTAGAGTTTGTACCGCCTGAAGCAATCGCTAAAGCTGTTCCCAAAGAGAAAATGCCAGCAGAGCTAATTGTTGCTGCATCTGTAGCACCACCATTTACAACAAAATGAATAGCATTTGCAGTTGTTGTGCCAATCGCTAAATCTGCTGTTGTAGCCGTTAAATAGACGTTATTAGCTTGATTAAATGCGCCTGTGCCAGTAAAGGCATTGCCGTTCATACCAAAATCACCATAATAGGTGCTATCGGTAGAGTTGTAGTTATTAACAATATAGTCAGTAGAGGCAGTAGTGCTTGTATTGTTTGTATTGCTAATAATTACTTGATTAAACGATGTAGCAGAGCTTTGTGCTGTAATTAAGGCATTAGCTGGCGTATATGACAAAGTGCCAATAGTCAGACTTGTTGCAGTTGCTGTATTTAATCTTGATACGTTTGCAGTCAGAATGTCAAAAGTACCATCACCAGCAGTTGTTCCACCGATTGCAACACCATTTAAAGTGCCACCAGTAATCGCTACAGAACTAGCATTTTGAGTTGACATAGTACCCAAACCACTAATTGCTGTATTTGGGATAGTGGTTGATGCTGTCATAGCACCAGTACCATTTCCGTAAACATAGCCTGTCAAAGTAGATGCACCAGTACCACCTGAAGCTACAGCTAAAGGACTAGAAAGACCTGAAATAGTACCGCCAGTAATTGCTACTGCATTGGCATTTTGCGTTGACATTGTGCCAAGGCCAGTAATATCTGAACTTGGAATAGAAGCAATTGTGCTAAATGCCGTTGTGCCACTAGCCTTTAAATAACCAGCAGTAAATGTAGCTGCGCCTGTACCGCCATAAGCAACGCCAATAGTATTTGCGTTCCAGGTTCCAACAGTTAATGTACCTACGCCAGTAATTCCAGTATAAGAACCGCTAATTAAACTAGATCCTATTGTTCCGCTAATAATTTGACTAGCAGCAATCGCAATATCTTGTGCAGATGCAGAAGTAATTTGACCTTGAGCATTGATGGCTAAAGTTATTGTTTTGCTTGCAGTCCCATAAGTTGCAGCAGTAACGCCAGTATTGGTAATGCTAAAAGTATTAGAAGCAAGGGTTAACCCTGTTCCAGCATAATAAGTAAAAACTCCTGAAAACTGAACAAAAGTAATTGAAGTAACTCCAATAGTTCCTGTATCAGCAGAAGTAGATACCCATGCAGTATTGGCTTGAGAGCCGTTTAAAACAACTGTGTAAGCCCCTGGCACTTCTGCCCATACATCCATGTCAGTTGCTCTAGTCCATGCGCTTGCAGAGGATACATAAATGCCATTATCGGCTGTTGCTGTTTGATTCTTAACTAATACTCGATTACCAGCCAAGACTGAATAACCATCAATCGTCTGTAAACCTGACAAAGTAATATTAGTTAAAGTTCCTGCTTTACAAGCTGCTTTAGGATTTAAACCTTGAGCAATGGTATCTACATACAGCTTATTTGTTATATCAGTAGCAGAAGAAGGAGCAGTTGAAATCTGACCAGTAGCTGTAGAGATATTAGTAAAAACGCCAGTAGAAGGCACTAAAGCACCGATTGTGGTGCTATTAATCGTACTATTGGTAATTGTTAACCCTGATTGAACAGGATTAAGCGTTGCATAAAAAGGCTGACCCTGACCTATAAATGTTTGGAAATTTCCATAAACATCAAAATAAGCCTGAACTGGCAGTAGATTTTGATCTACTGTTGAGGAAGGGCCAGCCATAATGTTCCTTAGTAAGGAAATGCAGTAACTAATATTACATCGGCAGCAGTCATGTTTGCAGCCAAACCAGTAGTCAAGCTAAAACTTGTCAATGTTGCAGAAGTTGTAGTGCTTGCAGTTTGTTGCAAAAATAATGAAGTGCCACTTGTAATATCTTGAGCATAAACTACCCATCCATTAGGTGCTGCTGGAAAAGTAATAACGCCATTGGCTGCACCGCCAGTACCAACAACAATTTTAAATGCGCTTGTATTAAAAGCAGTAATTGTTGGTGTTGTACCAAAGCCTGAAGCAATAGTTGGAGCAGTAGATGAAATATGCAATTTACCGCTAACTGATACGTTTGTAGCGTTTACAGTTGCAGGAGTTGTTGCACCAAGAGGGCTGTTATCAATGGTTGCGCCAGTAATAACGTCTGCTGTCAAAGGAGGTGAAAAATACGCACCACCTGGGCCAACTAATCCTAAACATTGACCAGCAGTATTAAACGCTGCTTGAACTGGAACAATATTTTGGGTTGAGGTACTTGCTACAGCATTAGAAGTTGCCATTATAGTTTTCCTTCGCCTGGAGTAATTTCAAGACTTGTTGCTGTATTTGAAATAAACCATGCATTAGGAGGAATACCGCTAAATACTGCTACTCCGTTAGCTGGAATAGACATTACATAAGGGATTCCAGCCGTAGTTGGAGTTGTAGCTACAGGAGTAACAGTAGCATCACTAGGCTCTTGAGGAGCCCAAGCAAATCGCACAATTCCACTTGTTATATTCATAATTCTATAAGAAGTAGGGTAAGTGTTATTACTTGCTTTTACCTGAATAGCAGCAGTACCTACCTGATAAGTAGGGCCAAAAGGCGAAAAAGCTGAATCGTAAGCCATGATGTAGCTCCTTAAACAGCCGTTACAGGCAATGAACCTTCAGGTCGTACAACTTGAATTGTATAAACACCAGCAGCAGGAGTCAAAGTACCAGCAGTAATGTTGCCAAACTGAACAGACAATACGCCAGCAGTTAAACAATCAGCTTCAGCAACAATAATGCCTGAAGTTTGAGTGCCGTTATATCCAATTACAGAAACAATGTCAGTAGTTTGCAAGCCAGGTATATTAAATGTCTGAGCTGGGCTAACGTATGTCAATACTTGAGCTGGAGTAAGTGATGGAGCAATGTAGAAAGTGCTAATTGCATTTCCACGAGCAATAGTAGTAGAAGGCATGATTTTTCCTTTAGATTAGGTACTTCAATTATATGTTAAATAAGAAAAAAGCCATACTTTTTGGGCATGGCTTTTTTCCTAATACTTCAAGATACGTGATATTACCTAAAGTCGTAACCATAAACGTAAACATCAACTGTACCTACTACCGCAGTAGTAGTTGCAATATTGACAAATAACGCTTGTTGGTTATAAGACGTTACCACCGCAGAAGCTGCCACTTGGCTTACACCAAGAACTGTAGCTAACTGTGAAGCAGTAATAGCACCAAACAATGAAGTTGGTGTACCACTACCTGTTGTAGTAATTCCTAATACTAAACTTGTTAAAGTACCTGTAGCTGCACCTGCATTATTAGAGTTAGTAACTACTAATAAGTTAGGCTGGTAAGTTGTAGAGTTAATGATTGGCAAAGGGAAGAAACTTCCTGATGCTGCATTTACATTCACACCTTTAAGTACACCCAATAATCGTTGCGCTTGATTAGTTGTTACATTACTTGGGTGAGCCGAAGTGGTTACTGCTGGTCCTGGATTAGACATAATAGTTTTCCTTTATCCGTTAATTATTAAGCTGCAACTCGGCAAGCGAGTTCAGGATACAAAGGAGCCCAACCATACAGAACGTCAACACGAGTAGGGATTGAGTCATTGTTAATGGTGTATTGACGAACTACACGCATTGATAGACCAATTTCCTTGTCGCTTGCACGACCAGCAAAGTGAACGCCTTCAGGCAACTCAAGGTCAGCCATAGCCATTGTGAACGCATTACGATGCATTACGATGTTTTGTGGAGAAACTACACCATTTCCACTTGCATTGTATTGTGAAGCAAAGAATGTCACAGCAGCAGAAGCAGCAGGAACAGGAATACTTACGTTCTGGAACTGACCGCCAGAGATAACTGCTGGAGATACGATTACAGAAACAGAAGCACCTGAAGCTACGCTAACAGCAGATTTAACTACGAATGAACGCAGTTTGTTTGTGCCGTATGGTTGGCGATTTTGTGGGTTAGTTGCATATACACCAGCGATAGTGAAAGTGTCACCAGCGTTCAAGTTGATTGTGCCTGTGTTAGCAGCAGTCAAAGTGATAGTGGACTGTGAAGCCCAACCAGATGTTAAGAAACCAGTTGCAGTTGTTGTAGCTACAGAAGCAGTTACAGTTGAGCTAGAGAAGTTACCAAAAGTTTGTGACACGATGTTTTGGTCAAGTTTCCAGTTCATACCACCTGAATCACGACCCATCAAGCCTTTTGTATATTGGCTAGAGATCTGCTCAGTAGGAACAAACAAACCTTTCAAGCTGTCAACGATAGTTGCAGAAGTGAACGGCTCAACGATACATGATCTACGACCATCACGAGGTGCGCCTTCAGAGTCAAGATACGCTTGTGCTGACAAGTATGTATAAAGACCAGTTGGAGGAGTACCAGCAGTACCAACGATGTTAGCTGTATTCAAAGCTGCTGTAGTTGTGCCATCAAAGTCAATTTTGTTGGCGATAGCTGCAACTGCTGGCTTCAGAATACGATCAGAGAACATATCCAAAGACAAAGCTAAGTCTTGAGTTGTGAACTGTGTATCAACGTGGAACTGGGTGCTTAAAGTAACAGGAACTGAAGTTTCGTTCAGATCTTCTACGTTCAAAGCTGGGCCAGTAGTACCGATGAAACGGCCTGGTCTGCGTACGTTAACTGTTGCGCCAATTTTTGCGCCAACTACGGCAAATTGGTCATCATAGTTACGATCTACTTCAGATGTAAATGTTAATTCGTTTTCCAAGACCATTAACGCTTCGTTAGTGATCTTGCTGATAGTTAGCAAGGTATTTGCCATTTTAATTCTCCAAAAAAATTAGGTTTATCTGACTTTTCCAGCCTGTCTTGCAGCTTTCCATTGAGCATAAGTGCCATGAAATTCACCATTGGTGTCTATCATCACATCTTTGCCAACTTTGCCACCACTTAACGGCTTGATCGGTTCAGGTGCTTTACTACTTGAAACAGTTTCCCTGACTTTTTCGGCTTTCCGAGGCTTTTCCTCTTTGGCTTCAAATTTAGCTTCTAACTTGCCTATTTCTCTAAGAGCTTTAACAACTGGCATTTCTGTCAATCGTTTAGCAAAGTCATCATCTGATGCCAAGAAATATAGGAGTTGTGGCCCTACATCACTCTCTAAGATGGAATCTCGTATTTCGTCACCAACGACTATCGTACTAGACTGCACCATGCGATCAAAATCAGGCAGATCTGCTTTTGCTTTGGCTATCTTCTCATTCCAAGACTTTAAGATCTTTTCTTGAGTTTCTTTAGCTTTGCGACCAGCTTCCTCTGCATCCCTTTGCTTCAAAGCAGTTTCAGCACTCCATTCCGCTAATGCCTCTGCATATTCAAAGGCATCATTAAATTGACTTGCTTGGGGTTTACCCTCGGCTTTTACAGTTTCCTGTTGTGGCTGTTGGACATTCCC